TGCCTCAAGAGAATCTATCTGGCCCTGTAGCTCAGTGTCGGCACTCTTTCTTTGATTTGATTCTTCTGCCAGAGTAATGGCAAGCGAGCTGATCTCGGCCTGCAATCCTATGTCAGCAACGCGGCGAGTTTCGCTCTCAATGTTGATCTTGTCGTCCAGCTCACTAAACGAATACTGCTTGAGGATATCGATCTCATTCTGTAGCGAATCACGCAAACCAATGTCAGCTAAAGAACGCTCCCACTTCTCAGCCTCAAGCGCCTTCTCTCTTGCTACAACCTCGTCAGCAATCTCCTTTCTAAGCTCGGTGTCGTCGTAACCTTTCTCTTGAATGTTATCGATCTGGCTTTGATTGCTGTTGATTTGATCTTGGAGAAATTCATCTTTCTCACGGCGCATCTCAGCTTCTTTAGCCAAAGACTCTTGGGTAGCAAAGTCTTCATGCTCGCCACCTACTTCTAGTATCTTCCCGTACAGGAACTCATTAACGTCCCGTTGGTTGTCAATGCCCTCAAGCTCTTTAGGTGTAGGAGCAAATCTGCCGTTAATGTCTCTAAACTGATTGGGGTTAACCGTAACAAGGTCAGTAGTTACTGGGGTCCACTCACCCTTATTTCCGTCTTCCCGATAAGCAAGCCAGCCAGACATCTTCGTGGTAGGGCGTAATACGTAGGGGCTTAAATCAACAGTCCCGCTAGAGCCACCGCCGCCAGAGGTTTTATAGTGAACTTCCGTGTTTGCGCCTAAAGGAAGCTCTATCTCGTAAGTCTCACCATCAGTCATCGTGACAATTACAACGCCATCAATGTCCTGATTAATGTCCTTAATGCCTACGCCGTCGTCGCCATCCTTGCCGTCACTGCCGTCCTTTCCAGACTTCCCCTGCTTGCCATCCTTTCCTTTTGGACCTTGCTTGCCAGTAGGGCCGGTGTCACCCTTTGCGCCACGCTCTCCCTTTGCTCCCTGCTTTCCATCTTCTCCCTTTGGCCCTTCTGTTCCAGACTGCTCAATCTCCTTGCGAATTAACGCAATAATGGAAACTAAGCTAAGTCCTTGGGCTGGAGCGTTCACTGTAATGGCGGCTCACTAGGAGGCTGTTGCGGTTGGCTGGGCGGCTGTTGAGGCTGGAGCATTTGCTTTAGAACTTCCTGCTCACTTGTCTTGTTGTTCATGTTGGATAGTCGCTCTTGCTTCTCTACTTCCCAGCGGTCTTCATCCATCAACATCTGAGCAAGCCTGACCTTCTTCTCAAAGTCGTCGTCTACCTTCCCATCCTTATCCATGTCTGAATACTTGAGGACAGTCTCCTTGGGCATGATCTCTGTCTCAACTGCGTACTTATTAGCCCTTCCTCTAGCCTCTTCAGCTTGCGCCATCAGTACGGCTACCTGCGCTTTCTGCAATTCCATTTGCGCTTGTTGCTGTTGTTGCTGCATCTGCTGGGCTTGAGGATTGGGTTGGTTAGCCGCGTCAATTACCTCTAGCAATTTCTCCTTAGAGGTGACGTTCATGTGTTCAATGATTGCCTTTATCATGGCCCCATGAGCAGGAGATTCGGGCGGGATAACCTGGAGGATCTGAGCAAGCTGCTGAACTTCGTATTCCCTAGCAATTACCCCCAAGCTAGAGATGACAGAGAAGTGGTAATCCTTTGAGGGGTATTTCTCTGGGTCGAACTGCATGTAACGCCACGCAGTCTTTTTGATTAAGGGCTTGAAAAAGGATTCTTGGAAGTTAACCAGCGTTCGACGCTGACGCTTCATTACCGCCCCCATGCTCATGCTGATACCGGCGGCAGTTGTGTCTGATGACGGCCCCTTAGCCATTTCGGCTGCGTCTTGGGAGCCAGTAGCCTGCTGAACCATCATCTGTAGGTTCTGAGCTTGGTTAAAACTGATCTGATCTACCTGCCCAAACTTGAACGGCATCACTGCCTCTTGAGGCGGGCCATTAGTCAACAGCATCTTGCCGGGACGCACCTCAAATTTGTCCCCTCTTGGGATTCGGGTGGCGTCTACTGCCATCATTGGGTGAGTGGTTAGTGCGAGTGCGTCAATCCTTGCCCTCATTTCGGCGTCTAGCGCCTTCTGAGACATATAGCCTTTTTCGCATACCCCTCTACCCCAGAATCGACTAGGCACTACGTCCCAAGGGAAGGCGCAAATGGGCCTATCCTTGCACATGTAGGGATTGGCCTGAGCTTTTAGGATCTCGCCATTGCCAATAACAATAATGGCCTCTGTGTACTTGCCATCTTCCAGCAAATCAGAGTCAACGCCCTCTTCCTTCAATAAGTCAGTAGGCACCAGACCGTAATAGCGCTTGACCTTCACCTTTCTTAAGGGCTGGGCTGTTATTTCGGAGTCGGCATCAATGTCTGGGTCACTAGGGTCATACCCAACAGGGATGTCTCTATAAACGCCCCGCTCTTGAAGCTGCTCAACAGTGTGAATGCCAACAAACTCCTCAATACACACCCCCATCGCACTGGTAATGCAAGTAGCATTGGGATCAATGAGGAAGTTTTTGGGCTGAACGGGATTAAGCTTGACAATGGGGCGGCTCTTCTCTTCTACCCCGTACTCAACAAGGTTAGCCTCTTGCGGCATACCCTCTAGTGGCTGGGTTGAGGGGACAAATTCCTTGGAGTCTTCAATGATTATCTCGCCAATGCCCGTACCAAATACAGCAGAGTTAATTAGAATCTCACCAATAGCCGCCCTGTAATTAGCCCGATCAACATCTTTGTGCAACTGATCTCTAACAGCTAAAGATTCGGCTGGCGTTGGTTGGGTTTGTGGGCCACCGCCACCCCCCGGCATGGGCATCTGGGTCTGCATCTGAGGCTGTTGGCCCTGCGGGGGTTGGGGTGGTGTCTTTTCTCCTTCTATGTCAAACATAAACGCCTGACTAAAGGAGGCAGTTTCTATTTCAGCTACGGCTGACTCAACCGCTTGCTGCAAGGCGGGTGCTATGATTCTAGAGCGTTCAGATTGGCGAGTCTTGTCCTGCTCAGCCCACTGACCACGCCAGAGTCGATAGTATTCTTGGTGCTTGGCGTCGTAATTAGCATCATAGTGATGACGCCACTCAAGGGTTAAGGACTCAAGCCACTCACATAGGCCATGCTCTATACCTATATGCTCTAGGTTTTCGTATCTGCCTTCAAATTTAGCCATTACTTATACTCGTAGTGGAAATCTTTGGGCGGGCTTTTCTTCTTCTTTGGCTTTTGTCCTTTAATCATGGCTACTTGCGCGTCAGTCGAAAGCGCAGGCTTGCCGCCCCTTGCTTTTTTTGCGGCATCTGCTTTTGCTCGACTTTTCTTGCCCTCTCCAGCAACGTGGATTATATTTTTTTCTAAAACTGAGTCTCTGGTTTCTCTTATTAGCTTGTCCGTATCCCGCCTCATCTGGTACAGCTCTTTGCCGCGCTTAGTCTTAAGGTCGGGAAACTTTGTCTTTACTTCCTTGTTGTATTTTGCGTCTTTCTTTGGCATCTTAAAATCCTACGGCGTCGTCTAAAGGTTCCCACTCGTCAGCAAGCTCAATGCCATCCAGATAAGCAATTTGTGCTATCTGATCGCAGTAGCTAAGAGCGTCGAGCAGGTCATCGTGAACAAGTTTTGATGGAAAGTTAGACGCCTCATCAACAAAACGGACGTTCCAGTCAGCTTTTCTAAGGGAGATCATTCCATTCTCGAATCTGCCCGCCAATGCCCAGGCGATTCTGTCTTCTTTTCTTTGGTTGTTGTGGGATAGAAGTTCCACGCGGAACAATCTGCCCCGCCTTCTCATCAAGTCAGACAGGGGTGACATCACAGCCTGCTGAGCAATCCCTTTCTCTATCCCAACCTTGATAGGTTTGTACTTTTCTACTGCATCAAACATCTTCTGGCAGGTTTCATCTAGTGACCACTGCCCATAAATAATGTCTTCAACAAACCATCTGCCATCTGCGGTGACTTTGGTGATAGCAATGGCTGAGTTATCACGCTTCCTAGCCTTTCTTTGGCCCTGATGCTTAAAGCCAGCCAAGTCAATAGAGATATAGTAGTCACCCGCCTCCATGTTTGAGTTCTCATGGAAGATAAAGCTATCAGGATTGAACATATTTCCCGTTCTGGCATCAAAGC